GTCTCGTGGGCTCGGAGATGTGTATAAGAGACAGATGTATGACAGAGTTACCCTAGAGAAAGCCCTCTACAAGATGGGCAGGATAGAATCCGAGAAGGAAGTATTGATGAAGAAATGCTTTCGGCTTGAGGAGGATCTTCATGCTGCGAAACGCGCTCCTATGGATCACGTTGCTGTTGGTAAGCGGTTGCGAGAGCTGGCCGAAGGTGCTGCCAAGGGTGTCGTGTGAGTGCCCTCATCCCACGACAGCTCAAGCGGGAGCGATAGCCCAGATGAAGGCAGGCCCAGATAGAGACTATTTAGACATCCTCGTGACCCATTGTGACCATTACTGGCGAGAGAACAGGAACTGATGGCGATACCAGCAACCTACACATTCAATCCTGATCTGGGTGAGATCATGGAGGAAGCCTTCGAAAGGGCAGGTGCGGAGTTCAACAACGCAGCTCACATCAAATCTGCTCGGAGAAGCCTAAACCTGATCGCCCTTCAATGGCAGAACAAGGGCATCAATCTTTGGACGATCGAAGAGAAGACCATTACTGCTGCCACCATTACTAAGGATTTGGCTTCCTATGATATCGATATTGACACTATCGGTATTTTGGATGCTGTGATTCGAACAGATTCAGCAGATACCTCTCTTCAGAGAGACCTTTCGATTACCAGAATGTCTGCTTCCACGTATTCCAGTATCTCAAACAAGCTGACTACTGGCCGACCCTCGCAGTATTGGTTTCACCGAAATGGGGTCAGGTCGGGTACGTCAGGTGGTACCGATGTATCGAGTACAGTGACTTTCTGGCCTGTTCCCGATACCACAAACAAGTACACCTTTGTTTACTGGCGAATGCGTCGGATCTCCGATGTGGGTAGTTCTCTTTCGAATACAGTGGATGTACCTGATCGGTTTATCCCTGCTCTGGTGTCGGCACTTGCTTACGCCCTCTGCTCCAAGCTCCCGAATTCATCGATTCAGGAGAAGCTGATGATGTGCGAGAAGCTCAAGGCAGAGCAAGATAATGATTGGCGAGAAGCGACAGAAGAAGATCGAGAGAAATCAGATCTTCAGATTATCCCCGATAGGATCTACTAGGAATGCCAAGCTACTCCCATAATAGGAAGACTATTGGATACTGCGATCGATGCAGTTGGGAATACCCATTGAGTTCTTTAAGCAAAGAATCTGTGAATGGGAAGCGTCAAAGTCTAAAGGTGTGCCCATCTTGTTTTGATGGGGATCATCCTCAAAATTTCATAGGCAAGCGAGGCTCAGAAGACAACCAAGCCCTGATGAATTCAAGAGCTGATAGTGGGTTGAATGAATCAAGGGATGGTAACACCATTATCTATGACTTTACCGATGGAATTACTCAAGGCGCAGCACCTTGGCGTACTTACCCCGGAGATCTTAATGGTTCAGTAACTCATGACTCCGCTAACGGATATCTTAACCTTAGCTGGACAAATGATGATGATGAAGGAATATCACTCTACACACTAACAGGTGACGATGTAATACCGACATCCACTTACAGTGTTGTAAGAGTAAGGTTCCGTGTGAATACTTTTCCTGTTGGTCATTACTGGGTGCCTTCGCTCTATTGGATGAGGACTGGAGATGTCAATTTCGTTGAAGCAAGGTGCCAGCATCCTGAGAGTATCCCCGAGTTGAATGTAATGGGGGATCAATGGCATGAGATGAGCTTTGACGCAACAGGGCATAGCCAGTGGGAGAATGATGTTGTCGGGATTAGAATCGATCTATTTGATTATGTTCCGCATGGTGTAGTCCTCGCGTCTGGCGATATTGACTTTGACTGGGTAAAGATTGAGGAAAGGATCATATGAATCATATGGTGCTTGAATTCTTTATGACAGAAGGCGGGCTGATCTAATGGCTGGGCTTTACGCAGCAGGCAAAAAGGCACTTGCTAGCTGTGATCGCTGCGGTTTCACGTACAAGCTTCTCAAGCTGAAGGAAGAATACGATAACCGTAGACGTAAGAAGAATCTGGTTTGTCCTAAGTGCAAAGATCCTGATCATCCACAGAACTATGCAGGAGAGACTCCGCTGCCTGATGACAGTGTAGTATTTGAACCGAAGTCAGATACAGGGATTGTGACATCAAGAGATGGTAATTCAATTATCTATCGATTCTCTGAAGGTAATGATGGATGGAGCCCACTTGGTGGCTCAATTGCTTTATCCGGTGACTACCTAACCCACACATGGACAAGTATAACTACGCCTCAGTTATACCAACTAGGTCTTTCGATTGATCCATCTATATATACAGTTATTAGAGCAAGGTTCAAAGTTGATAGTCCTATTGAGTTAAAAGATTCTTGGTCTGGAAACTGCAACTGGGTAAACCTAGACCCGATTGCTGGGTCTGCTGTTAATGATATGCCTGAGATAAGTATGGGTGATAATTTCTTTGAGTTAAAATGGGACGCATCCAGTGATGCTGCTTGGTCTGGGTCTATCCAGGGAATAGGATTTATCATATACGGTATCCCTGCGTCTACGGGCAGTATTGATTGGGAATGGATAAAGATTGAGGAAAAGATCATATGAACTACACAGAACTTTCGACTGCGATTCAAGATTACTGCCAGAATGATGAGACGACCTTCGTTGCGAACATCAACAACTTTATCAAGAGTGCTGAAGATAAAGTCTTTGCGACTGTTGAAGGTCCGATGTTCTGGAATACCACTGATTCAACATTCACAGTTGTAGGAGGTAGGACATATAATCTTGCGCTTGGAGCTGTTGATATTCTTGACATCTACTGTGAGGGCAGTACGTCGAGTGAGGATGGAAGAACTCTTAATAGAGTGGATCATTCATTTCTTAGGGAGGCATATCCAGAGAATACGGGTTCCGATCCTACTGGGTTTCCTCGATACTACGCACTGACCTCAACTCAAGTAGCCAGCAATGAGCTTCAACTTAGTTTCGTGATCGCGCCGACCCCCAATGCCACATACGCCTATAACATCTCTTACTACGGGAAGATCACTACTGATTCCATCACTGCTGGTACATCAACCACAGAGACTTGGCTTTCAGTCTCCTTCCCGACTTTGCTTCTAGATGGATCAGTGGCCGAAGCCATGCGGTTCATGAAATATGACCAACCCGATATCGATCGATTCGAGATTCCTTTTCAAGGGAGCCTCGCGGCACTGAAGGGTTTCTCTGAAGTTCGTCAAAAAACTGACACCAGCTCAAAGATGACTGGTTCCCAATTAAACGTTCAGACGGCATAGGAATAACAAATGGCACTTACACCCGGACAAGGCGTAGAGCTAATCACCTCTGGAGAGAAAGCAGGCTCTTGGGGAACGGTAACTAATAACAATCTTCAAGCTCTGGAGGAGGGCATCAGCCGGTATGATGAAGTCACTCTGCCCATAGAGGGCTTTGTTGGAGCTACGTCTACTCTCAATGTGGTGGCTGGATCTCTCGCTGGTACTGCTGCTTCCGTGGGTAGATCGGCAGTGATCAAGTTCATTGGAACGATAGGGGCCACGCACACAGTTGTTTTGAATATGGGCGGAAGTACATCAGTTGAGAAGCACGCAGTCTTCATGAATGATACCACTGGTGGATACGATGTAATCATCAAGTCGTCTACCGAAACAACTGTCGCCATCCCTCATGGTTACTCTGCCCTAATCCATTTGGACAATTCCTTTAATGTGGTCAACAGTCTCTCGAATCTCTCCATCGATAAGCTTGCCCTTGGCAATCAAGAGGTGATTTCTAATACCGTAGATGATCGAGTCGATATTGTTTCCTCGACTCTTCAGGTCGGTGATGGATCCGGTGATGCGGTAATACAATCAGACGGGACTGGATCTGCAAATCGAGATCTAGTCCTTGCGAATAATACAACCACGAATACTGGCTCAATCCGTATCAACGATGCAGCCAACGGAAATATTGAGATAACGCCTGACGGAAATGTTTCAACTGGCGGCTCTGTAGTTATCTCTAAGGTTGACATTAACGCTGGAGCGATAGACGGCACAATCATCGGAGCCGCAGCCGCAGCCGCAGGTACGTTCACAACTCTTACTGGAACAACTCTTACTGGAACGACATCAGTAACGACACCAAGCCTCACGGCTGCTGCCGCCCTTGGCATAACGACTGTATCGGACAACGATATAACCATTACGCCTAATGGTTCTGGCAAAACTGTGATGACGAAAGTCGATATCAATGGTGGTGAGATCGATGCTACTCCGATAGGCGCTAATTCCGAAAACACAGGAGCGTTTTCCACCTTATCTTCGTCAGGTCTCGTTACCGCAACTGCTGGAGTAACACTATCCACCGGCGGTACTTTGGATGTAGGATCTCTCGGTATCGCGAATGCTGGGGCGATCTCTGGAGCTACAACGATCGACGCGAGTGGAAATATCACTGGTATATGGAACGGTGGTATAATCCCAGAGGCTAAACTTCAGAATCAATCAGGTACTAACACTGGTGATCAGACGTTGCGTACCGATGCAGAGGTTGAAGACTTAGCTGGCGGACTCTTTTCGGGTAACACTGAAACTGGCATTACAGCTACGTACCAAGAGGCTGACAATACAGTTGATTTAGTAGTAACTAATGCCACTGCTTTAGGTAATCTTTCAGGCACTAACACTGGTGATGAAACTTTATCCTCCATTAATTCATTAGCTATTACTACCGTAGGTACTATTAGCTCTGGTACATGGGCAGGTGGTATAATCCCAGAGGCTAAACTGCAAAACCAATCAGGTACTAATACTGGTGATAACCCTGGTGTCACATCTATTGCAGC